TATGCGAGGTGGTGCTTTTCGGCTGGGTGAAGACCAGCGGCTGCCCAACCGGCGATTGCGTCCGCAAGACGACCTTACCGTCACGGATGCGGGCCGACAGGATGCGGAGGCCTTTGGCGCGGGGCAGCCCATCGATCACGACAGACTTTACCATGTCCGCATAATATTCGCCCTCGTTCCGCATCGTCCAAGGATCGCTGTGGATGTGCGGATTGAAAAACCCCCGCGCGAAGCCGGGCTGCACCCAGGCCAGATCCTGCGTGACTTCGCCCATCCGCACCACGCGGGCGGCGGTTTCATTGGTCCGCGTCTGCTCGTTGCCGGTGTCATTGCTGAGCATCACGGCGGTGTAGATCGTCAGGGGCGGGGCCTGCGCGCCGGTAATCTCACGGATGGCGTCACGCAGATTGAGGACGTACCGGCGGAAGGCTACACCATATTCGGTCGTCTCGCTGTCCGGCTCGCCATGGCTGATCGCCAGCATTTCGACCTGTACGCGCAGTCCGAATTGCAGCCATGCCGTTCGCCGCATCGCTGCCAGGGCGCGGCAGCCCTTATAGAAGCGAGTGGCGCATTCGAAATGAGTATAGCGCCACAGCTCGGTCAGTGGCTGACCAGCCATCAGCATCCGGTATTCGGCGGACGTCTGCGGGATAGCGACGGTGCCGTCCGACTCCGATACCATCTGACCGGCCATGATCTGGGCGGTCGTGGGGCGGTCAAGGAAGGAGAGGGACTTGCCGCCTTCCGCGAACGCTTGACTCAGCGCGATCCGCATTTCCGGCTGTTGGGCTCGCCGCCTCAGCGCATAGCCCCGCAGCTTGCTTTCCGTCTGCTGATACGTCTCCCAGATGCCATATTGCGTCTGCCCATCCGGGGAGCCGATATTGACCAGCGCGTCTTGCCCGCTGTCATTGCCGAACTGGCTGTAGACCAAGGGGTCGGTGACGCGGGTCACGTTGTAGGTATCGAGCGGTCCAGTGTACCCAGCCGGGTAGACGCCCATCGGCGCGGGCGTTCGGTTGAGCTGCCCATATTCGAGAGCGTCGGCGCCATTCGAGCGGCCTGCGGTCAAAGCCACTGCCATGGTGCGGCTTCGCGCGGGGTTGCGTAGGTTGTCCCAGCCCCCGTCCTGCCAGGTGCGATAATCCTGGGCGAAATCGTGATAGCCGTCCGCATCGGTCCAGCCCATCACGACGCCATTCGCGCGATTGACGACCATGGATGCCGCGCCGGCTGCCGGACCAGTACGAGGCGGGGCATAGTCGGCCTGTGTAGAGCCGATCGCCTCTGCTGTTGCTCGCGCCTCGCTAGCTGCACTGTCGGCGCGATCAGCTGCGGCTTCTGCTTCATCGACCAGAGGTTGGACGACAATCGCTAAGCCGCTATAAAAGGATTTTGCGACACGCGCGGCATTGCCGACAAATTCATAAACGCCGTTCGCCGCATCATCGGGCGAGCCTGCGTTGTTATTTACATAGACTAGCTTACCGCGGTTTGCCTCTGTTGCGTAGAAGGCATCGCGATCCGCAATGGTGGGTAAGACGGTCACGCCCGCTTGGGCAGCGTACTGAGCTACAACAGATTGGTCGTAAAGCGCTGCAAAGGCCGCAAGAGCCCCCTCTCTGGAGGGTCGCGCTGCGGAAGACGGAGGGTTTCCGAACAGCGCGTCACGGAAGATATCAACTGCGCTCACGCCACCACCCTGCGAAAGTATGTTGCGAAGACATACCCTACAGAGTAATTTTATACAAGTCTGTTGAAACAAACAGAAAGTTTAAGCCAGCGGTCGTGTCCGTTTAGATGCGTCAGATTGAGCCGCTTCCGGGCGGTAGGTCCACTGCGCCGATGGGTCAGTGCCGGCGACCGGTACAAGCCGCCCATCCCGGCGGACCATGGCACCAACTACCGGGTTTTCCTCCGCACTCATGAGATGATCACGATGACCGGCCCTGCCGGGAGAGCGACAAGGTCAGCCCCGTCTGTGGCCACTACCCAGTAACGCCAGGTTCCTGCATTCGCGGCATCGGTGATGGATTGTACCTGGCCAATACCCCCACCATAGCTGTCGACAATCTTGGTCGCGGCCGCGAAATTTGTCGTCGGGCCGCGATACACGTCAGAGGAGAAGAACCGCAAATCGTTGGGGTTCTTCCAAGTGATAACCGCTCTGCCGTCGCGCGCCTCACCTGTGACGTTCGTCGAAGGTGGCAGCACAGCAGTAGTCGATTGCGTAGCGTACTCGTATGCCGGCCCGCGTCCTGCGGTGGTGACGTAGCGATAGCGGATGGTGTAGTCTTGCCCCTCCAGCAGTAGCCCGCTGGCCGCCGTCGCACCGTTGATCGACATCGGTATCCATGGATCGTTTTCGCTGCTGGCAATGTCGCTCGTCAGGATATATTCGGCGATGTAGGTTGCATCGCCTCGAGGTAGCGGCGGGAAGTCGATACGGATCGCGCCGTCCGACAGATAGACATTCTCCCCCGTGATCGCGGGGTATGCTTCTCCACCTGTAGTGCCATCGACGACAGGCTTAGGCTGCTCTTCGCCCGGCAGCAGCGTCCAGCGGGCGGAGTTGACCGGTACAGCGCCGAAGCCGGTGAAGATGCCCGCTGCGTCAAGTTCGACAGGGGTGGCGATTTCATAGTCCCCGGCGAAGGTGTTGTCGTAGTTGATCGTCACGATGCGCTCGTGCCGCGCCTGGAGCCCTCGAAGATTGACAGTCGGCCCAAGCTTGTGGCGGGGCTGCGACCGAAGCCCAATGCCCTTCGCCAGCCGCATCGCCTGGTTGTGGTTCTGGCACGCCTGGATCTCGACGGTCAGGAATTTGGGCGTACTCAACGGGTCGTAATACAGCGGGTTTATCCATGCCGCAGCTGGCTGCACCGCATAATTAGCGTCCGGCTCAGTGTATTTGACGATGACGCCCTGCGTCTCACTCTCCCCGTCCTGCGCCTCCATTGACGACATGGCCATGATGTCACGGTTGCGCGAGAAGGTGAGAGTGGGGGTGTACCAGTGGCCGACGCGGACCCACGACTTGCCATCTTCGTCAAAGACGATCTGACCATCGCAGGCCAGCAGGATTTCCTTCTCAGCATCTACGCGGCGCTTGCTGTCTACGATCGACACGCCTGCCTCATACCGGGGCTGGTCGCCTTCAATGCCAGTCACGGTCTGATCGCAGATCGTCGCCTGCTCACCGACGCGCTGCCAGTTGATGCTGCTCTCGGGCTTGCCGCGACCAAACGGGTGGGTGCGGAACCACGCCCAGATCAGCTCAGCATTGCGAGTTGGCTTGTAGGTTGATCGCTTGCCCAGCACCTGTGCCGGGTCCCGCGGATCGTAGGCGTTCGCCCATTCCCCCAGCACGCTGATGGCGGGCTCACCCAGCCCGAATGGGCCCCGCCAGCGGTATATCTTGTAGCGGTGCTCGACCGCCAGCGCGTCCATGCAGATCACGCTGTAGGTGGTGCCGGCGAGCAAGTGCTGGTCCGTGGTCCACTGCGGCAGCGCGGCGGTCAGTTCGGCGATGCCGGGCGGGGTAGGGTTCGTTTCGGTGTAGGTCGTCGTCCATATGCGAACATAGCCCTTGCCTTGACCGTCAGCGTCGGCCGGGTCCTTGTTCTTGTTGGTCTGGAGCCGGAATTCCTTTTCCAACACGTAGCGGTCAGGCCCCAGCGTCACCGGCTCGTCATCGAGGAAGTAGCTATAAGGGGCGTGCAGGATTTCGTCGCTGTGGACGATCAGATACCACCAGCGGCCCTGTGCATCGAACTCGCCAAATAGGGCGCCGCCACCCGATCGCGCGCGGCCGGCGTGGAGCCAGCGCGGCGGGTCAGTGATTTTCACGTTGACCTTGCCGGCTTCTATGTCCGGTGCGCGTGACGTGCCGAACAGAACCGCAGTTAGCAGGTACGTGCCCGCTGCCACGATGACTGTCCCAATTACCGAGCTGACGAAGCCAGCCGATGCGGCGACGCCGATGCCTTTTGCAACAGCTAGG